TGTTCGACGCTTACATTGACAAGTGGGCCAAGGTCAAAGAGGAGTCAACCGGTGGCATCCGAGAAATCGCCAAGCTCCACCTGAACAGTCTCTACGGAAAGTTCGCCAGCAACCCGAACGTGGTCAGCAAAATCCCCACCCTGAAAGACGGTGTGGTCAAGTATGTTCGCGGAGCAGACGAGACCCGCCCACCTGTCTACACCGCCGCTGGCGTGTTCATCACGTCCTACGCACGTGACCTCACCATCCGTGCCGCACAGGCGAACTACGACCGGTTCGCCTACGCCGACACCGACAGTCTCCACCTGATCGGAGACGTCGCGCCCGAACTCATGAACGCGACGAAGGGGAGCGACCCGGCAGTGCTCGCACACCATGCGAGCCTGATGTCGAACGGTCTCGACATCCACCCTTCCCGGATGGGCGCATGGAAGTTCGAGTATGCGTTCGACTCCTCTTACTACATCCGTCCCAAGGCATACCTTGAGCGGCACCCGGATGGGAGCTACACGAACCGTATCGCCGGACTTCCCGAGTCGATCAGTGGTGCGCTTACCTTTGACGATCTTGTTCACGGGCGCATCCTCGAAGGGAAGTTGCATCCGGTTTCGGTTCCCGGTGGAATTATTTTGGAAAATGTGCCATTTGAGTTGAAACTCTGACGGCACGTGTGTTACTGTCTATATATCGGCAAGCAAGACAGGCCGAAACCCAAATCGGACATCACAACAAACAGGAAAAGAGAAACATCATGTCGTTCCAGATCGAGGACTTCGCACCCGAGACCGCTGCCAACCCCTACACCGACGCCGTGCAGGCGCTCATCGAGGCGGGCGAGGGCAAGGCCCTGACCATCGTCGTCGACCGTGGCACCAAGCGCGACGGCACCCCCGGCGACGGGCAGAAGGATCGCCTCGCGTTCCAGCAGGCCGCGAACGAGGCGGGCTACACCGCCCGTCAGCGCAAGGAGGCGGACGCCGAGAACGGGCAGATCGCACTCACCTTCACGCTCACCACGAAGCACAAGCGCGCGGGCGTCAAGCGCGGCGCTTCCGAGACCGAGCAGCCGAACGACCTCGGAGCGTTCGCCGGTGAGGCCGAGGTCGCCGCCGTCGCCGGTGAGAACGAGGACGGCGAGAACCCCACCGTCAACAAGCGCCGCAAGTAGGACTTGCGCCAGACGGTAGCCACTTGTAGCATAGAGCAGGTGGCTACCGTTTGTAGCAGGTCAGACTAGGCAAGATTGCATCCGTTGGCTCGGACTTGTGTTAGCATGGGGTTCGCAACCCGCTGATTCTGTTCAACGGATGCCCGATTAGGAAGGGGCGGTGTCAAGGCTGGCACCGCCCCTTCCGCCTTAACTTTCAGAAGGAAATCGTGGCTCGATTCAACGAAGTGCTTGATCAGTTCGGTGACGCCGAACTCCCAGAAAACTTCCTCGCATCGCTCATGGGAGCGTATGATGAGGACATCAGCATCCCCGCCGCCAAGGTCGATCAGGTTGAGAAGGAGCGTGACGAGGCGTTGAAGAAGGTCAACGACCTCAAGGCGCTCAACTTCGATCTGATGCGCGCCAACGGTGGAGGGGCTGGCAACAACGGATCGAACAACGACGAGGGTAACAACTCGAAGGACGGCGACACCGAAGTTGTTACCATCGACGATCTGTTTGAGAAGAAAGGTTAGCCCGAATGGGAACCGAAGTTCAGACGCTGCGGAAGTCGACCAACTGGTCGATCCTCAACGCCATCAAGACCGCATCCAGCACGGAGTACCAGCGCCGCGTGCCGGACGCCACGCGCGCCAACGTGCAGGAGACCATCCGCGAGATGTGGGACTACGCGCCCACGCGCAACGAGTTCCTCGATGCGTTCATCAACCGCATCGGTCTCGTCGTCGCACGCAACGTGTCGTGGACGAACCCGCTCGCCAAGTTCAAGATCGGCATGCTGGAGTACGGCGACACGATCGAGGAGTACATCGCCGGACTCCTCACCGCGAAGACCTACGACCCCAAGCGCGACTACTTGGAGAAGGATCTGTTCGGGCAGGAAGTTCCCGACGTGCAGACCTCGTTCCACAAGGTCAACCGCACGGACTACTACAAGATCACGATCAACGAGCCGATCCTCAAGCGCGCGTTCCTCGACGAGTACGGTCTTTCCGGACTCATCGTTCAGCTCATGCAGGCTCCCACGACCAGCGACAACTGGGACGAGTTCCTGACCACGTGTTCGCTGTTCAAGGAGTACTGGGACAACGACGGTTTCTTCAAGGTCAACATCCCTGACGTGTCGGCAACCGGTTCCACCGCCGCCGACGCCAAGGCGTTCATCCGTCGCGTTCGGGAACTCGCTGACACGCTCCCCTTCCTCTCGACGCAGTACAACGCAGCGGGCATGCCCATCGCCGCGAACCGCGACGAACTGGAACTCATCATCACGCCCGAAGCACTTGCGGCCGTGGACGTGGAAGCTCTCGCTGGCGCGTTCAACGTCGACAAGGCGGACTTCGGCACGCGCGTCACCGTGGTTCCGAAGGAATACTTCGGCATCACGGGCGCACAGGCGATCCTCACGACCCGCGATTTCTTCGTGATCGCGGATCAGCGTCTGGAGACCCGCTCGATCAACAACCCGGTCGGTCTCTACGACAACTACTTCCTTCACCACTGGCAGGTGATCAGCGCGAGCCGGTTCGTTCCCGCGATCCTCTTCACGTCCACGGAAGCATCGTCTGTCATCGCCGTGCAGGACACGCCTGTCACGTCGATCAGCGCGCTCAAGCTGTACGACTCGACGCAGGCGGACGTCACCGCTGGCGGCAAGGTCACGCGCGGCGCTCTCTACACCGTGGTCGGCACGGCAGTCACCACGCCTGCCGGTGGACCGAACGACGCGATCCGGTTCGATCTGGCTGGCGCGAAGTCGCCCCGCACCATCCTCACGAACACCGGCGTTCTCCTCGCCGCCTTCGATGAGGACGCGACCTCGCTCACCATCACGGCGACCGCAACCGACAACAGCACCGTCACCGCAACCCTCACGCTCAACGTGGTGGGCGACAAGGTGAACGTGTGGCCGCTGCCGGACGTGCTCACCGACGATGACGCTGACGCGCTCATCGAGTTCACGCCCAAGCCCGTTCCTGCCGCTCCCACTTCGGGCGCGAACAAGAACAAGGTCACCATCCCCCAGCCGGGTGAGGGCTACGACTACAAGGACGGCGCAACCACCGTCAACGGGCAGACGCTCACCCTCACCGCGAACAAGACCATCACGGTCGCGGCAAAGGCGGGCTACGAAGCCAAGACCGGTGCCACGGTCAGCTGGAACCTCGTCTTCACAGCGTAGTTCATGCTAGAGTGAGGGGAGCTACTTCGGTAGCTCCCCTCATTCGCTTAACCAAAAGGAAATTGGATGTCGAATCAGATCACCGATCCTCCCAACGTGTACGATGCGGGGCTGGAATTCAACTACGCCGTGTGGACAGCCGACACGGTTATCACCATGTGCAATGTGCCGTGGAACAACGACTACCGCGACATCGTGAAGTTCAACAACCGCGCCGCTCTCGATGCGTACATCGACAACGCGGCGCTCTCTGGCATCCGCATCCAGAACTCCCGCTACGCTCCCATCAACATGCCTGTCCGGTTGAGCGTGCCTTTCAACAAGGCGTTGGGTTACAACTACCTTCGCGCGAACAACCCCGCACAGCCGATTCCGGGCGGCGACTCGCAGCGTTCCTACTACTACTTCATCGTCGATGTCAAGTACATCGCACCGCAGACCACCGAAGTTGTTGTTCAGCTTGACGTGTGGCAGACCTACGGCTACGATGTCACGTTTGGCAACTGCTACATCAACCGTGGTCACATCGGCATCGCCAACGAGCGTCAGTTCCAGAACTACGGGCGCGACTACCTCACCATTCCCGAAGGATTCGACACCGGCTCTGACTTGCGCGTGGTCGATTACCGTTCGGAAGACCTGATGACCACGTTCGGCCCTAGCCACATGAACGTCCTCGTCTGTTCCACTGTCGACCTCGAAGCCGACGCAGGCACCGTCGACAATCCCAAGATCGTTGCCGCACAGGGTGGCACGTTCAGCATGATCCCGTCAGGCGCGACGTACTACGTGTTTGACAACGGCGACAGTTTCGCCAACTACCTCTCGAAGATCAAGGATACTCCGTGGGTTGCACAGGGTATCATTTCGATCACGATGATCCCGCAAATCCAGAGGTACTACTCAGGGTTCACGTTCAACGCGTTCGGGAATCCCACGAAAGCTCCCAGCGGCGCTCCCAGCCCTCGCGTGTGGTCGATGTATGTGAACTGGCGCGAGAACATCCTCTCGAAGCTTCCAGAACGATACCGACATCTTCGGAAGTTCCTGACGTACCCATACCTCGCCGTGGAACTTACCACGTGGAGTGGTATGCCCATCGTCGCGAAGCCGGAAGTGTGGAACGACCCTCACGGTACGATCAGCGAGCGTGTCAACCTGATTCCGCCGCAGCAGCGGTTGCAGTTGATGCCGTATAAGTACAACAACTCTGGCGTTGTTCCGCAGCAGTACAACGACGACGGTGGAGACTTCCTCGACTTCGCAACCTTGTTGCAGTCGTTCCCGACTGTCGCAATCGTCAACAACATGGCGTCGATGTACATGGCCGCGAACGCATCCGGTCTCGCGTTCCAGCAGCAGAGCGCGGATTGGTCGCAGCAGAAGGCCCTCGCCGCTGCCAGCACCGGTTACGATCAGGCGTCAAGTGCCATGACGTTGATGGAGCAGCTTGGGATGACCTCGCGCAACCTCGACATCGGGCAGACCGCTCTCGGCAACCGCAACTTGGGCGTGCAGCAGATCATCGGCGGCATCGGGGGAGTGGGGCGCGGCGCTGTCAGCGGCGGTGTCGGTGGGCCTGCCGGTATGGCAATCGGCGCGGGCGCTGGCGCGGTTGACGCGATCACTGGCAACCTCAACGCTATGGTGCAGCAAGGCGTTAACACCGAAGCGCTCAGTATGCGTAACGCTGCCGGTGTTCAGAACATCCAAGATCAGGTTGGCAATGCAGCGTTCCAGCGCGACACGAACAACAGCCTTGCCGAGTTCGCGGCGCGCGGCGATTACGAGAACACAATCGCGGGACTCGGCGCAAAGATTCAGGACTCCAAGTTCGTGCAGCCCACCACTTCGGGCCAGGTCGGCGGCGACACGATGAACATCATCTACCTCAACGGCGAACTCAGCATGCGAATCAAGATGATCGACGAGGCTCGCATCCGCAACATCGGTGACCACTGGCTTCGCTACGGCTACGCCGTGAACCAGTTCGCCAAGATGCCCGAGTCGCTGGCCGTGATGACCAAGTTCACGTATTGGAAGCTGGCGGAGACCTACATCACAACCGGCCCCATGCCGGAAGCTCACAAGCAGTCGATCCGAGGACTTTTTGAAAAGGGCGTCACGGTGTGGACAAACCCCGCCGACATCGGTAACATCGACCTTGCGGACAACAAGCCGCTGGAAGGAATCGTGCTGTGAGCAACAAGAAAAATGAGGATTACGTCGGGAGCGAACTCTACGGCGCACATCTTCGAGGAGACCACGCGAAATTCGCCAACTCTCCCAGTGCGAACCGTACCGCCGTGATCCAGCGAATGCACATTCGCACGCTCACGGAACTCGCGGTCAACCGGTTTCTCTGGAAGAATCTTCCCGACGAAATCGACCCGCGCTTCCTCGAAATGACGCTGTTCTACAAGGCGCTCGCAGTCTTTTTCAAGGACAAGACGAACGATCACTATTTCGTCACTCGCGGTGCATCGCAAGGCGTGTGGGATGTCAACGACAACCCGACCGCGTTCATGGTCAACGGCAACCAGTTCCAGAGCCGCGTGCTCAAGGCGATCCGCACGTACACCGACGCGGAGGGTGCCACGTTCGAGGAAGCTGAGTGTGTCCCAATTTGGGCAAACTACCTCCGCGTTCCCGACCTCGACATCGTTCTCATCTACGCTTCCCGGCTCGCAGAACTCGATGTGACCATCGAAATCAACTCCCGCAACGCACGCCGCACGAAGATCGTCAGTGTGGATGAAAACCAGCGGCTCTCTGCCACGAACATCAACCGACAGATCGATCAGGGTGATTCGTTCATCCAACTGGGTCTCAACGGCATGGGGTCAATCCCTGTCGCCCTCGACCTCGGCATCGACGCCAACGCCATCGAGAAGTTGCACATCCTCAAGACTCGACAGGTCAACGAGTGCATGGGAATGCTCGGAATCAACAACGCGAATCAGGACAAGAAAGAGCGTCTGGTCGCGGATGAGGTTGACGCGAACAACGAGCAGGTCATGGCAACTCGCGCTGTCGCTCTCAACGCTCGACAGAACGCAGCGGACCTCATCAACAAGTTGTACGGTCTCAACGTCGAAGTGTGTTTCAAGGCGGATGAGGAAGCCAAGGAAAAGGCAGAAGCCGAAGTGAAGCAAGAGCCGACTGGCCCGAAGGCTGTCGTGAACGAGGAGGCAGCGGCATGAGCACGTTCACGATGACGCTCAAGGGCGCAATCGAGGCGACCGGTGGCACGACGGAACTCCGCGCGGATGGGGTTACCGTCATGACGGGCGGCAACATCGGGCTTGGCTACTACGAGTGTTACGAGCCTGTCCACAAGGAAATCCTCGACGGTAAGATCATCGATCACTACTGGAACCGTGAAATCGGTCAGGAGACCGTTCAGATGTTCCAGCTTGCGATGCGGCGCAAGATGAACGAAATCATGCCGTACTACAACGAGTTGTACCGCACGGAGACCATCGCTTTCGACCCTCTCAGCACGATCAAGATTCACACGGTCGCCGTTGCCAAGACGGTTGAGAACGCCGCCGCCGAGAGTGAGGCGAACAGCACGAGTGAAAGCAAGTCTGGCAGTCGCTCGGTTCAGTCGCAGTTCCCGCAGGTGACTCTCTCGCCAGATGCCGATTACGCCACGTCGGCGGCGGATGCGAACAGCACGAGTGATGCCACGTCGGTCGGTACGAATAACAGCACGTCTGAGAGCGAGACCGACAACGACACTGACACACAGGTTGAGGGTTATCAGGCGTACCCCTCGAACCTCATCGCACAGTACAGGGCGATCATCCTGAACATCGACATGATGATCATTCAGGAGTTGGACGAGTTGTTCATGCAGGTTTGGAACAACAACGATGAGTACAGTTCCAACCGGCTCGGTGGCTACTGGCCTTACTATTTCTGATCTGCTAGGCTCGATAACTGGAAAGGCACAACAGAACAATGACCATGATTTCGCCCATCACCCCGTTCGCACAACCGGCACCGTTCGTGAGCAACATCACACCGTTCACGTACCGTGACGGCACGACGTACCTCGAATANCTCACGGCGTTGCAGAGGTACATCACCGAAGTCGTGGTGCCCGAACTCGACGCCAACATCAACGTNCTGTCGCAGGCGTGGTACGACCAGAGTGTCGCCCTCGTCGCACAGGTCGAAGCTCTCATCGCGGAGCAGAACGCCCACTTCGATGAAGTGCTGGAAGACCTCCAGAACAACGCGATCAACGCCAACGACCCGGTGGTCAAGGCTCTCGTGGAGAACCCCACGTCGCAGACCCGCATCGCCCTCGACGCGATCTACGCAACCGACGCGGACCTCGCCACGCTCACCGGTCGCGTCGACACGCTCGACACTCTCGTCGCAACCGGTCGCCTGTCGTCGGCAACGCTCGACAGTCGCTTCAACGCCAAGGCGAGCACGACGGCTCTCACGGATGGTCTCGCAACCAAGGCGGACAAGTCCACGCAGGACACCGTTGAGACCGGTCGCCTGTCGCAGACGAACCTCGACCTCCGCTACGTGAAGAACAAGCCGACGCCCATCGCGGTGTTCATCGGCTCCTCGAACGTGGCGGCTGGCACGTGGCCCGAGAAGCTGTGTACCCGGATGGGTTGGACGGTGAAGAATTTCTGCATCAGTGGCGGAGGTTTCACCACGACGGCGGATCGTTCGTTCATCACGCAGATCAACGCGGCCATCGCTGACACGAGCTATGTCAAGGCCGATGTGCAGTACGTGTTCATCGCTGACGCTGGCAACGACATGCGTGCCGAGTCGGATGTCACTTCCGCTGCCGCTGCCGTGTTCTCGACGGCGAAGATCAACTTCCCGAACGCCAAGCTCATCGTGCTCCCCGCGCTCTGGGGCTATGCGACGGACAACCTCATCACGACTCGCTTGCAGTCGGTGACGAANCGCATGAACGAAATGCGAGAGGCNGCNCTCGGTTACAACATCGAGTTCATCGAGTGGTCGTGGCTCTGGCACTGGGACAGCGCCGCGTGGATGCTGCCGGGNGANGTNCACTACACGACGGCAGGCTACGACCGCATCGTCTACTTCGTGGAGCGCTACCTCCGCAACGAGTCGACCGACAATCCGACGAAGTGGATTCAGGTTCCCGGTGTCGCGGGCGCTGTGAACACGCCGACGCAGGTCTACGCCAAGCGCACCGGAAACGACATCCAAGTGACGGGGCAGTTCGGCACGACCGGTTCCAAGCCGGTTGACACGTCGGTCATGACGCTTCCCATCGGTCTCCGACCGTTCAACGAGGTTCGTGTGCCCATCGTGAACGTGGCAACGAGGAACGCTGACGCAACCCTCGACATCTTCCCTGACGGAACGGTTCGCGGGTTCAGCACGTTGAACGGTGCCACGTATCACGTCAACTTCACGATGTCGGCGTTCTAGCAAGCGGCTGTGCGGGTCGCTAAACCTCGGGGACAGGTTGCGACCCGCACAGTCTTTCCGATAGGATTGGGATTATGCCGAAAGCTATCTCGCTCATTGAAATGGGCAATCAGATCAAAGTCATCTACGACGACGGCACTTTCGGCCTCGCATATCCGACAGTTCTCGGTAACAACTGGGTTGTCAACAACACCGGAGGGGGAGGCCCCGGCCCCGGCCCCGGTGGACTCAAGGACTACTGGACTGGCCCTCTCGGCATCACTGGCACGTGGGAGGAGCACGCCAGCTACAGCCGTGGAGGCACTGACTGGCCCGTGGGCTTCGGTGTGGCGATTCCCGCTCCCGCTGCCGGGACTCTGGTCAACTACGGCAACACAGACGGCGCTGGCCTGAAATCCATCCTCATCTTCGACACGCCTTTTGCTCGGAAGCTGCCTGCGTCTGGCACGCTCATGAACGGTGTGTATCGGGAGACCGATGCCGGGGATGCTCCCGCTGCCTCGTTCGTGATCCAGCACTTGAACTCGCAGGTCGCAGCGGGTCACTACAACCAAGGTGAGACCATCGGATTCGCTGGTGACACTGGCTCGACAGAGGGGCAGCACCTTCACGCACACTTGCTCGCTGGCACAACCATCGACGACCGCCGCCTTGACTTCATGAAATTCTGCGACTAGGATTAGAACATGACGAGCCAAACGTTGGATGCGAAGAACAAGCCGAAGGAACGTGTGAGGAAAACTCATCCGTACTACTCGTTCAACCGCATTCTCAGCTACAACGCAACGTACAACTGCATCGTTGGCGGGCGTGGCCTCGGCAAGACGTTCGGCGCAAAGAAAAAGGCCATTCAGGACTACATCAAGAAGGGTGAGCAGTTCATCTACCTGCGTCGGTACAGCAAGGAGCTTGCCAACGCACGTGCAACATTCTTCGCTGACATCGCTCACCACTTCCCGAAACACATCTTCCGGGTGAATGGGGGAGAGGCACAGATCGCTCCCGCTGACGCTCTCGACGCCAAGGGTAAGGCGACGTGGCAGACCATCGGTTATTTCGTGGCGCTGTCAACTGGTCAGTCGCAGAAGTCACGGAGCTTCGAGCGCGTCACGAAGATCATCTTCGACGAGTTCATCATCGAAAAGGGAGCTATCCACTATCTCCCTGACGAGACCACAATCTTCAACAACTTTTACAACACCGTCGACCGGTGGCAGGACAAAACAAAGGTGTTCTTCCTCGCCAACTCCGTGTCGATCATGAACCCCTACTTCATCAAGTGGGAAATTGAACCTGACACCGCAGATAGCAACGGCATCATTACGAAGATGGACGGCTTCATCGCCGCACACTTCCCCGATTCCAAGATGTTCGCCATGTCGGTGTTCCAGACGAAGTTTGGCAAGTTCATCAAGGATTCCGATGAGGAATACGCCGATTACGCGGTCGGTAATCAGTTCGCTGACAACGGCGACGGTCTCATCAACCCGAAAGACCCGAAATCTCGATACAACTTTTCCATCGAGACCAAAAACGGCACGTTCAGTGTCTGGTACAACATATTCACGAGAGAGTACACGATTCAGGAGAAGCTGCCCAAACAGCAGATCATGTTCACTCTCATGCCAGAGAAAATGGGGGAGAACAAGACACTACTGGTATACAGTGACAAACTCATGCAGCAACTCAGGGCGGGGTTCAAGCAGGCTCGCGTCACCTTCGACAAGCCATCAACCCGTAACGTTTTCACCCAGATTTTCACGAGATAAGGACTCGACAATTGAACAAGACGGCCGCCTACGTGGGCATCATCAGCATCGTCGTCATCGGCCTTGCCGGTGTCGTAGTACTCAAGGCTCTCAACATCGACGCTCAGGAATTCATCGTGCTGTTCAGCACGACGCTTCCCATTGCGATCACCGCAGCCATCACCATCGACGGGCTCTCCAAGGTCAAGGCACAGAACGCCAAGATCGCCAAGTCGGTTAACGGCAACACGTCGACTCTCATCAGCCTCATTCAGCGGGAGAACCTGACTCCCGATGAAGCTCAGGTTGTCGCGAAGATCGAGGACGAGGCGCGCTCCCTCGTGAACGACGAAAAGGGTGCTCACGTTGCCTAAGACATCCACGCTTCCGCGTTTCATCAACCCCGCCAGCATCGACGTGGGTGACGTAATCCGTGTGTCATGGCGTGCCGGGGGAGTGGAGCACGCACGCACCGCACGTGTTCACCGGAGGGTGGACGAGGGAGCTACCAGTGTGTTCTTCACGGAGGAGGGCTACGAAATTTTCCACTGGGTTCCCGGTGTGAATCACGTTCGCGTCACGCTCATCGAAGTCGCCAAGCGTCAGCCCTCCACCCTCACCATCTTCGACTTCGTGGAAATCACCGGATAAGGGGCAGCATGTACAACTCGCTCGCACGTTGGAAGAAAACCGGCACGTGGGAAGATCACATGTCCTACTCGCTCGGTGGAGAGGACTACGGAACCCCGTACAACAGTGTCGTCGCCGCCCCCGCAACCGGTGTCATCCGCACTTCCGGTGGCAGTGGAGAGTTCGCAGCCGGTTGGATCGGCAGCGCGGGGCGGCGTGCGATCCTCGAACTCGCGGAGCCCATCGGTGACGTGGTGGCTGTCGTGATGCAGCACCTTGCCGCGTTCCCCGAAGCTCGTGAGTATCAGGAGGGTGAGGCGTGTTTCCTCACGGGAGCGTCCGCCAACCATCTTGAGTGGGGCGGGCAGGTTCACGCCCACATCCACTGTCTCACCGCGAAGGGGGAGCGCCGACAGTTCACGAACTACATCAACGGATCAATCTCAGCAGGAACCGGCGATAGGACGCCGGTAGGAATGGAGCAGGACGTGCCGAAGATCCACAAGCGCGAGGACAACGGGCGGATGTACTTCATCACGCCGCAGCGCATCATGCACATCGCAGATGACAAGGAGCTTCCCGCTCTGCGTTACTCGATCAACACCGACAAGCAGGTCGGCTACAACGAGAACGTCGGCAAGGATGACTTCCGCATCGTCATCCAAGCCTACGGCTTCGACTACGACAAGGTGAACACCCTCGCACCGGGGGAGTCGCTGGACATCGCAGGCTACAAGTACGGGCGCAACAACTGGCCCGGTTACTGGGAGTGACCAACAACCGTGCGGGCGGTGACAACACCGCCCGCACGGACCACCGAAAACTCTGGAGAATGATGGACCTGTACATGATAGGAACATGCGTTGCGATCTTCCTCACCATCGCAATTGCTGCTACACTGATCACATACGTTTGGGAAAGGATGGGCAAGTGATCTGGTCGGCAAGATTCATCGTGGCTGTCACAGCACTCGTGTTCGTGTTTGCTGTCGGCATCCTCGCAAAATCGTTGGGAGGTATCTCAGTTGGCTAAGCATCGGGCATCCGTCATCTCTGAGAAGTCTCTCAAGGATGAGAAGGTAGAAGCCATGAACAGCTTTTACCACTACGAGAACATCCCGAGTGGAACCATCCACTTCGACGTTTTCGGCAAGCGGGCGAAAGACGTGAAGCGCAAAGAGTCGCTTCGCATGAACCAAGACCTCCGCCTCTTGTACATGCTCAACAACGGCAGTCCCAACGAGGCAATCAGCCTCTTGACATGTTTCACGGAGGTTCCGTTCTAATGACCACCACCATTCTCTGGCTCATCGTCGGCGCTCTCGCAGTCTGCGTCATCGTTCTCGCTGTCGCCTACGTGACACTCACGTTGCAGATCGTCGACAACAACAAGAAGCTCAACGACCTGTCGCGGGCGGTGAACAAGAATGAAGTGCGCGGAATGCGGTACTGACATCCTCGACGGTGAGGACTACATGTTCAACCGCGACTACACGATCAGGTTTCACCTCACCTGCTTCAAGTTCAAGCCCGCCATCCAGATTTACAAGCTCACCGGCATGACCGGATATACGTTGGAGAAGAAAGAATGAGTTCAAAAACAATCCGCAGCTGTGACGAATGCAACGGAATCATCCACGATTCCGAGCACTACGTCAACGCCGGTTCATACGGTGCAGACTTCCACAAGGAATGTTTCGCAGCCATGAACGCGGCAAAGCTCGTTCTCCATCTCGATCTCGATGACATCAAATACATGAAAGGCGGCGTCTGGCAAGAAGCCACCAAGCTCCCCGGTGCCATCCGGGCGGGAACGTTCGAAATGATCCCCAAACCCGACACCGCCAAGAGGTAAATGTCGAAAGACATGTTCAGCCCCGCTAGACTTCGGTCTGGCGGGGCTGTTTTCGTTTGTGCTGTCAATAGCAACGCCATTGACGCGGGGGCATGTATATGTCGCCAAAGACAACATATTCGGGGGAGAGCTTCC